TAATCGAGAATTTGCCAGAATAGTCTAAATATGAAAAAACCTCGGAACCGCAATGGTTTCGAGGTTTTTCTTGGTCCGAGTGGCGAGACTTGAACTCACGGCCTCTTGACCCCCAGTCACCGAAAAACGACGGGATATCAACGGGAAATCGTTCGATGGGGGTAACGAGGGGGTAACAGAAAAATTATATTGCATCGGTGATTTTTCGAAGGTCGGTGAGGTTGACATCCTGATAATACCGCAGCATTTCGGGGCTTGCGTGACCGATCAGCTCAAGTTTGTCCTTGTCCGACGCCTGAATGTTTTTCATCAGTGTTGCGAACGTATGACGGCATGTATGGGGGGAATACTTGTGCCGTTTGTTCTCAATCGGATTATCAATGCCGATGGCCTTTAATGTGGGATAGAAAACCTCGTCGCGGAAATAGTCATACCTGAACGCTTTTCCTTCTTCGTTGCAGAACAGCGCGCCGGATATCTTATCTTTCGACAGCCGGTCTATGATGGGCTGAATCTTTGGCGAGATCGTGACGGTTCTATTCTTGCCCGCTTCGGTCTTGATACCAGCGCGAAGCACCTTTTCTTTCTTGTCGTAGTTATCAATCGACAGGCCGAGAAACTCTGTAGGGCGGAAGCCGAGGTAGCACATACAGTAAATATAATCGGCGTATGGAATCACGCCGCACGCCTCTTTTATCTTCTTGATCTGGTCGGCACCAAAGCTTGCGCGCGGCGCGGCGTTTTCGCCGGTGACGGTGAGATACGGGGCCATACTCATAGGGGCGTATCCGCGCGGAACGGCATACTTGTAGATCAGGCTGCACACGGTGCGCATATTCTTTTTCGTCTGTTTGGCACGCGGGCAGTCATCAATGCATTCTTGGATGTCATCAATCTCGACCGCGGCCAGTTTCATAAATTCGATCGGTGCAAAATACTTTTCGGCAGCGGCGTAGCAATTCAGCGTGGACTTGTCGGCGCGATGCGTTGGGAACCAAAGCTCATATGCCTTGCGCCAAGTGATGTCCTTTTCGCGGGGCTTTTGCGTCCGCAGCATGGGGATATATTCTAAGGCTTCTCGTTTTGTGCGGAAGCCGCATTTTTTCGCTTTCACGCGGGTCAGCTTGCCGTCTTCTTCACGGTAGCCTTTGGTGATTTCGGCTACCCATGAAGAGCCACGTTTATAGACCGTCCCTGTCCCGTTGCCGCGCTTTGTGGCTTTTCGGTCGACAGATGCTTGCTTTTTGCCGCAGAAAGGACAAAACAGCGCGCCTTCCGGCAGCGCTGCTTTACATTTGATGCAATTCGCCATGTCAGCCCCTCCAAAATCCATAGTCGGCGCAGTGCAAGCCGATGTACAAGCACCATGCGGCCAGCAGTGCCACTACGATAAACAGAATTACAACCACGCCGTTGCGGATACGGACGCCGCGCCGCATGATCTCGATCATGTCTGCTTTCGCATCAACATGGCGTTCCAGCTCATCGTTCCGAGCTTGCAAGGTTTCTTCAGTCGGCGTCAAGTGTTCGGTAATTCCGAACACTTCATCAAGGGATATACCGAGCACCTTGCAGATCGGCGCGACGGTGTAAATGGACGGGGCTTTCGACAGCTTGGAAAAGAAGTTCTGCACGGTGGACAGCGGCACGCCGGAAGCGTCGGAAATGTCCTGATAGGTCAATTTCAATTCTTCTTTGCGGATTCTGCACACTTCTTGAATATTCATTTACATCACCTTAACTTTTCCGGTTTCCGCCTGTTTGGGGTGTCAAAAGTGGGCCTGTCGAATGCGGTCGAATGCCGTCGTGTTGCAAGGTCTTGGTATTGAAGTGGTAAGGTAAAGCGCGATATGGTCAAAACAAGCAGCGGCGACCGCTCCCCGCTGCTGCCGAAAAGCCCTCGCCGGTGTTGCAGAGGCGGCGAGGGCTTTTTCAAAACTTAATCCCAGCACACCGGGCAAGCACCATATCCGATAGATTGGCAGTATTCGATATTGTGAGCCCAATATTCGCTTGCTGCTTGAAACACCGGGCATTCGTAATTGTGATAGTACGATGACCCGCTGACGATAAATCCAATGTTGTTGTACAAGAAAAGAGCTGCGTCCAGATGGTCGGATAAGCCCTCTTTCTGAATCTTGACGCGGGCAAGCTCGGTATTCAAGTTTCCGACTTTTGTTCTGTATTCTTCAAGAGCTTCTTCTTTTTGAGTGAGCTTGTTATTGAGCACGCGGATTTCCTCGGAAGATTCCGCCGAATCACTCGCCCAAGAAACGCCCTGCCAAACATTCCCAGCGAGGCTCAGCGCAAGAGCGACAACAAGGCCAATCATCAACGCCCGCGGCGCAGCCTTTTTAACCGGTTTTTCAGGGATGACGGCAGGTGGGTTTGATTCAGCGGTTATTTCTGGCTCACTTGGCGGTTCAGGTTCAACTTTGGGCGGAGTAATGGAATTTCGGGCGGATTGGTCGTGAAATGCAGGTTCGCCATCTGGCGAGGGTGTCCATTCTGGCGGGTCGTTAAAGGCCCCGGGAGAAAATAAAAGCCGACGCTTTCCAAAATAAATCAAGCAGAAATATAGCCAAACTGATAAGAATACGGCTTCCATTATTGGGCGACCGAAATATTCAAAGTCAAACAGGCCCCAGTGCGCGCCGAGGATGGCGAGGAAAGCGTTATAAACAATCTGCCATCCAAAAAGGGCGGAATAAAATCTGACCCCAGACCACTCCATTCTATTTAGCCCAGCGGCTGCTCCGAGCAAAAGGACAATGCCAAGCCACATATATATGGCATCTATGATAAAGTACGGTTTTGCAGCTTCGGCTGCCGTGCTAATTGCGACCGTTGCCTGTATTGCGCGGAAAAAGTTTAGGATAGCTCCAATCGGAAGGCATACCCGTATTAGTTTGTAAAATTTTAATGGGGTTTCTGATTCGCGGAGATAGCATGGACGAATGAAGTGATCTCGTATAGATTTGATGACTTTTGATTTCTTGCTCTCCTGATAACTGGATTGCTTTTCAAAATAATCGGGGTCGGTATACAATCCCATGCGCAAGACCTCCTAACATTACCTTCCCGTGGTGAATATGATTAGTTTATGAGAGATAATAGGTGAAATAACTTGAACGGAGGATACATAGATGAAAGACATCGACAGCGAAATCTTGCAGGCGTTCCGCGATCTCAGCGATGAACAGAAACGGTTCATTCTTGATTCTTTAGCGCCTGCAACTGTGCCAGCAGCATCTTCTTTTGATCGTCCGTAAGCGCGCGGACATATTCCATCAGCTGAGATTCCATCGGGGAAAGGCCGACGTCCTTCGGGGCGGCGGTCTCTTTTTCTGCGCCGAGCACGCGGTCGACGGTCACGCCGAAGTAGTCTGCAATCTTTTGGGCGGTGTCGGTTTGGATATTCTTCTTCGTTCCATTTTTTAGACCCGTCAAAATGCTCTTGCTCATGCCTAATTCGACACACATTCTGCCCGGTTTTACTCCGCGCTCATCGCACAATGATTTGATGTTGTTGTAAATAGTACACATATAAAAATACCCATTTTGTACAGGCTGACAAAAGGTGCATTTCCGTGAACAAATCCATTGACAAGTTCACGCTGATGTACTATTATAAATACCGTAAGGTTCACGGCAATGCACTTATTCTGTTTGGTGGCACTCACATTATAAGTACTTTCCCGCGAACTGTCAAGAGCTTTTTGTGATAGGGTGAGGCAAACGCGCGGTTGAGAATGCGGCGGGTCGCCTTCCCGCCGTATCTCGTCACACTTTGTTTCCGCCGCGTTGCGGGTGCAGGCGAGCACCCCTCGGCGCGGTTGAACGGCTTCGTATGAGAAACGGGTGCGCTGACCGCACCGCTGTCCGTTCAGTTACCGGGAACACAGGAAATTAGGCATGAAGCCTGCGATAGCCGAAGTGGCCTGCATGGGCATCACCCCTTTCCGCACGTGCAGCTTTATTCTATCACAAAAGGTTCTCTAATTCAAACTATTTGAATGGAGGGAATGACTTGTTTTACGAACTGCTGAAAGAAGTGTGCAAGAAGAAGCACACGACGCCGAGCGCCGTATGCGTGGCGCTCGGAATGAGCAAAAGCAATGTGACGGCGTGGAAAGAAGGGCGAATCCCGGGCCTTTACACGGTGATGCGCATTGCGAAGCACCTGAATGTGCCGGTGACGCGGCTGATCCCGAAGGAGTAAGGAGGACACATGAACGAGCTAATCAAGATCACTTACAACAATGACCGCCCTGCGGTCTCTGCGCGAGACCTGCACGATTTTCTCGAAGTGAAGACGGCTTATAAAGACTGGTTCCCGAGAATGTGCGAGTATGGGTTCACCGAGGGCGAAGACTTCTGCTCATTTTTGAGCGAAAGTACCGGAGGCCGCCCCGCGCAGGACGCAGTGCTCACCATCGACATGGCGAAAGAGCTTTGCATGATCCAGCGCAATGAAAAGGGCAAGCAGGCCCGCCAGTATTTTCTTCAAATTGAAAAGGACTGGAACAGCCCGGAGAAAGTCATGGCTCGCGCGCTGCAAATCGCAGGGGACAAACTCAAGCGGCTTGAAAACAAGGTCGAGGCCGACGCGCCAAAGGTGCTTTTTGCCGACGCGGTCAGCGCAAGCAAGACTTCGATCCTCGTCGGTGAGCTGGCGAAGTTGCTGAAACAAAACGGCGTGGATATCGGGCAGCATCGGCTGTTCCGTTGGATGCGCGAAAACGGCTATCTGATTCGCCGGAACGGCACGGACTTCAATATGCCAACGCAAAAATCAATGGACTTGGGGCTTTTCACCGTTAAGGAAACGGCGATCACACATTCTGACGGCACGGTGACGGTGAGCAAGACCACGAAAGTCACCGGCAAAGGCCAGCAGTATTTCATTCAGAAGTTTCTTGGAGAGGAAGTAGCACGCAAATGACGGTGGAAGAAATGCTTGCATCGGACAAGCCGGTGCTGACACCGGCGGATATCGCGCCGGTACTCGGGCGGAAGCCCTATTCGATCAGCATTGCGGCGAAAGACCATCCCGAACAGCTCGGATTTCCGGTCAGCCGCATCGGAACGATCACGGTCATCCCGCGGCTTTCGTTCCTGAAATTTCTTGGATATGAGGTGGAGGCATGATCGACACGTTATTTTTCGGCGGTATCGCCGCTGCGGTGATCGCGCTCAACGGTTGCGACTTCACGACGAGCTTCGCCGTCATCGGCGCGTGTGCGGTGTGCAAGGTGCTGTATGATCTGCTGCCGTATATCGATAGGGGGTGCAGACGATGAGACGGCACGACAAGCGCACGAGAGAGCAGCGCAAGGCGGATGAGGCGATGCTTTTTGCCGGTATCTGCCTGTTGCTGGCGGCGGTGCTCATCGCGGTCTCAGCGATGATGTGATGTACATTTGCGAATGGTGCGGGCTGACCTTTGACGAGCCCGACGTCTTGCGCAGGCGCGAGAACCTTGACGGTGAGCGCGGCGTGGAGACGCAAACGATACTATGCTGCCCCTTCTGCGGGGCGGAAGACATCGAGGTAAAGAAAGATGAAGATGCAGAAGATATCAACGCGCGGGATGAGCCGCGAGGTGTGGCTTAAAGAGCGCAAGAAGAGCCTCGGCGGCAGCGACATGGGCGCGGTGCTGGGCCTGAATAAATACCGTTCGCCCTACACGGTATGGGCGGAGAAGACCGGCAGAATCGGCGAAGAGCCGGAAAACGAGGCGATGCGAATCGGGAGAGACCTCGAGGGATACGTCGCAACTCGATTCGAGATAAAAACAGGGTTGCGTGTCCGCAAGGTGAACTACATCCTGCGTAACGATGAGGCTCCGTGCCTACATGCGAACATTGACCGTATGGTGTTACCAGCTGGTTGGCACGCGGGCCTTGAATGCAAGACCGCGAATGCGCTGAACATGAAGCGCTATGCAGTTGGCGAATTCCCCGAGAGCTATTACGCGCAGTGCGTGACATATCTCGCCGTGACGGGCTGGGAACGCTGGTTCTTGGCGGCACTGGTGCTGGGCAAGGGCTTTTACTGCTACCAGATCACGACCGTCCCCGATGACTATGTTCCCAGATGGTGCGAGAGCAGCGTGTATGTCAGCCCCGACGAGATCGAGGCGCTGAAACGCTGTGCCGCGGACTTCTGGCACGACTACGTGGAGGCTGACAGCCCGCCGCCGATGGACGGTGATGCGAGCACGACCGAGGCGCTTGAGACCATCTACGAGGGAGGCGGCGGTGAAGTCGAGCTGTTCGGGCGCGAGAGGCTTGTCGAGCAGTACCAGTACTTGATGAGCCGCAAGAAAGCCATCGAGAAGGGCGCGGACAGCATCAAGCAGCAGCTCATGTCTGACCTCGGCGACAATGAGCGCGGCTACTGCGGGCGCTTCACGGTCGACTGGAAAGCACAGAGCCGCCAGACGTTCGACGCAAGGGCATTTGCAAAGGATCACCCCGAAATGGATCTGAGCGGCTACTACAAAACGACAAATTTCCGCAAATTTGCGGTGAAGGAGGAAAAGGAAAGATGAAGGAAGGATTGATTCAGAACGCGCAGGGCGCGCAGGCCGTAAAGAAAGGCAATCCCACGATGCAGCAGTACATCAAGCAGATGGAGGGTGAGATCGCCAAGGCGCTGCCGAGCGTCATCACGCCGGAGCGCTTCACGCGCATCACACTTTCCGCGTTGAGCGCAAACAAGCAGCTCGCGCAGACCACGCCACAGAGCTTCCTCGGCGCGATGATGACGGCAGCTCAGCTCGGCATGGAGCCGAACACGCCGCTTGGGCAGGCGTACTTGATCCCGTACCGTAACCACGGTCAACTGGAATGCCAATTCCAACTGGGGTACAAGGGGCTTATTGACCTCGCGTATCGCAGCGGTGAGGTCAGCATTATTCAGGCGCAGGTCGTTTACGAGAACGACGAGTTTGAATATTCCTTCGGCCTTGAGCCGAAGCTCAACCACAAGCCCGCCAGCGGTGAGCGCGGCGAGCCGAAATTCATCTACGCGATGTTTCGCACGAAAGACGGAGGATTCGGCTACGACGTGATGAGCGTTGAGGACGTTCGCAATCACGCAAAGCGCTTTTCCAAGGCATACAGCAATGGCCCGTGGCAAACGAACTTCGAGGAGATGGCAAAGAAGACTGTGCTCAAGCGCGTGCTCAAGTATGCGCCGCTCAAGAGCGACTTTGTTCGCGCGGTGGCGCAGGACGAGACCATCAAAACGAAGATCAGTGAGGACATGTATTCCGTGAGCGATGACACGGTCATCGAGGCGGAGAACTACACCGTGGACGAGACGACCGGCGAGGTTATCGAAAGCGACGGTGACGCGCAGTGAGCATGAATCGCGTGTGCCTGATGGGACGCATCGGGCGTGACTTGGAGCTGAAAAAGACGAACAGCGGCGTATCCGTTGTGTCGTTCCCTCTTGCCGTTGATCGCAACGGCAAGGAGGGCGGCACAGACTGGATCGACGTTGTGGCGTGGCGCGGAACGGCAGAAGTGCTCTGCAACTACGCCGATAAGGGTCGCGTGATCGGCGTCGAGGGTCGCTTGCAGATGCGCGACTGGACGGACAAGAACGGCAACAAACGCAGGAGCTACGAGGTGCAGGCTGACAGCGTGTATTTCGCAGATAACAGGCGCTCGGAGGGTAACAACACCGCCGCACCGCAATACGCCGCAGAGAGCGCCGCAGGCGGCTTTGCAGAGGTCAGCGAGGACGACGGCGAGCTGCCGTTTTAAGGGAGTAGTCTATGGCAAAGAGCGGGATCGATTACTTTCCGCTTGATGTCACATTGAACGCAAAGTTTGAACTGATAGAAGCAGAATTTGGCTTGACAGGATTTGGTGTAGTCGTTCACTTGCTGCAAGAGATTTACGGCAAGGCGGGTTACTACATTGAATGGACAGAGGAGGTTGCGCTTTTGTTCGCCCGCAAGGTCGGGTTGGGTGGGAGCGTCGTTTCCGAAATAATAGAGGCTTCTATCAGACGAGGGATGTTCGACAAAGAGAAGTATGACAAGTACCACGTATTGACCTCTAAAGGCATACAGGAAAGGTACTTCGAGGCAGTCAGCCGCCGCAAAACTCTTGAAGTCGATTACAACATCCTTCTGGTTGATGTTGCCCAAATTTTGCCCAATGTTTACATTTCTGCGAAAAATGTAAACATTTTTTCAAAAAATGCTGACATCGAACGACAAAGTAAAGTAGAGAAAAGTAGAGTAGAGAAGAGTAAAGAAGAGTACATATTATGCGCTGAGCCGCAAGCGGCTGACGCGCCGCCGGTGATTTCTTTGCCGCTGAATGACGGGACTTTTTTCGACGTGTCGGAGAACGACAGGGCCAAATGGTCGCAGCTCTATCCGAACGTTGACGTTCTGCAACAGCTCAGAAACATGGCAGGGTGGTGCGATGCAAACCATACCAAGCGGAAGACACGCGGAGGGATTAAGCGTTTCATCACCGCTTGGCTTGCCAGAGAGCAGGACAAGGGCGGCAAAGCGCCGCAGAATAGGCCGTTTGTCGGCGGCGATGTATTCGCCGAGATGCTTGAGGAGGAAAAAAACCGTGGAAAGAGCTGACGTAATTAGCATTTTAAGGCGATTAAAACAGGCTTATCCGCAGGCTTACGCCAAGATGACCCGCGCAGAAGCCGAAGAGCTGGTTTCCCTCTGGTCGGACATGCTGGGCAATGAAGACCCCGCCGAAGCGATGGACGCAGTGAATGCGCTGATCGCCGAGGATACGAGGGGATTCCCCCCGAAAGTCGGCCAAGTGCTTGCAAAGGCTAGGGGCGCAGTTCCCCCGCACGTCTCGGCGGCTTGGATGAAGCCATACATCGAGCAGATAGCCGAACAGGAGGTATTCATGCCGAGCGTATCGCGTTATGCGAGAGAACACGGGCTGACGTGGGAAGCGGCGGATGCCGAAATGGCAGGCGGTGCGCCGTGAGCGGGTATCGCGGGGGCATTTTCAAGTGCCCGTTTTACTCGCGGGACTACCGCGACTATCTCAACTGCGAGGGTGCGCAAGTCAAGCTACCGAAAGAAGAGCTGGACGAATACACGCGGCGCTACTGCGCCAACGAAGAATGGCGGCGCTGCCCGATCGCTCGGGCGCTGACGCTGCACTACGAAAGGACGGAGAACCGATGAGCGAAAGAAACAGAGACAAGGTAAAACGGCTTGAGCACGAGCTCGGCAGATACCAGAAAAAAGTCGGCGAGCTGATGAAACTGAACGCACAGCTTTCCCAGCGAGCCGCAGGCGTTGCCGAAATCAGTATTGCAACCGACGCGCTGCTTGCACAGGTGGCGATTGCCTACGGTGAGGACGCAGTAGACCCCGACACGGGGGCAATCATCGGCAAACGCCTGATGCTGCCGAAGTTCGACGCACGGGAAACCTATCGCAGGTACGAAGTGCATGCCAGAAGAGACGGCGAAAACTACATCATCGGCGTCGGTTTGCGGGATGATCCTGCGGACAGCAAGCGGGAAGCCGCCGGGGATGCCCCTGAGAGCGCGCAGGAGCGCTCGGAATACGAAAAACGTGAAATGACACCCTCGGAGGATAAAAACGCGCAGAGCACGTCTCAGAGCGATTTACGGGAGGCACACGATGGCGCTGACATCAGCTGACCTTGCACGGCTGGGCCCTAAAGCGCAGAAGCAGGTGCTTGACAAGCTGGCAGGCGCGCAGAAGCCGAAAAAAAGCAAATACGGAAACCGCAAGGTCGTGTGCGACGGAATCAAGTTCGATTCCGAGCGTGAGGCGGCGCGGTTCGGTGAGCTGAAAGTGCTGCGAGCGATGGGCAGGATTCGCGATTTGCGGCTGCAAGCGAATTTCACGCTCGTGGAGGGCTACACGACTATTGAGGGCGAGAGAATCAAGCCGATGGTCTATCGCGCGGATTTTACCTATGAGCGGGCGACCGAGCCGGACTGCAACGGCACGGTGCACTGGCTGCGAGAGGTCGAGGACGCAAAGGGCGCGAAAACGAAGGACTACCTGCTGAAAAAGAAGTTGTTGCAGGACAAGTTCGGCATCACGATCCGCGAGGTGTGAGATGAGCTTTGAGCACTGCCACAGCTGTAAGCCGCCTACGAGGCACGTAGGCTGTCACGGCGATTGCCCGTACTATCAGGCGGATATCGCCAAGTACAACGAGGCGAAGGGAGAAGAAGATCGCCAAACGCAGGAACGCGGTGCCTATTGGGGCGCGCGGCAGTTTAAGACGAGGCGCTATCAACGAACGAAATGAGGGAGCGAAAAGATGTTGACAGAAAAAGAGTTGGGCGAACGGCTCAAAAACGTCCGCGAAGTGCGCCGCATCAGCCAGTTTCGCCTTGGTGAAATGGTGGAATGCGGGCAGGGACATATCGGGAAGCTGGAAAAGGGTGAGCACTACCCGAAGCTGCCGACGCTGTACAAGATCAGCGAAGCGCTGAATATTTCCGTAAGCGATATTTTGTCGGAATCTCCGCCGTCAAAGGATGGGATGCTGTCACCGGAGGAAGTGGGCGCAAACATCCGCAAATGGAGAACCATGCGGGGGCTTGGCGTGAAGAAGCTGGCGGAAAAGTCGGGCGTATCGCGCAACAGCATCCGAAACCTTGAGACCGGCAAGTGCATGAGCTTCCTGCTAACGTATCAGTACATTGCCGAAGCGCTGGGCGTGACCGTTGGGACGTTGCTTGGCGAGACGGGTGGTGCGGAATGATGAAAGCTGTACCATTTAAGACGGTGGCATATCCACAGCTCAAGAAAGCCTTGCAGTCATCGGGCATGACACCGCCGGAGTTGAGCAAGAAGATCGGCGTCTCCCCGCTCTGCGTGTGGCGATGGACAACAGGGAAGAACGAATTCAGTATTCGCGTGATTAAGGCGATTCTTGCGGTGACTGGGCTGACATTTGAAGAAGCTTTCGGGGAGGTGCACGCATGAGCGAGATCATGAGGCCGAAAACGCCGTTTGAGTTCTGCGTCTATCCGGCACTGAAGGAAGCGTTGGAAAAGATGAACTATAACCAAACAGAACTGGCGCAATCCCTCGGCACGTCGCAGTTTACGGTGTCAGCGTGGGCGCGCGGCGACCGCGATACAACGGTGCGGCTGCTGCTGGCGCTGGAAGACTTGACGGGCCTGACGTTCCGGGAAATGTTCGGGGAATGCGAGGGAAGAAGATGAAGCACCTTGGCGATATTACGAAAATCAACGGCGCGGAGATCGAAGTCGTGGACGTTATCACGGGCGGCTCACCGTGCCAGGATTTGAGCATTGCAGGAAAACGCGCTGGATTGGCCGGCGCAAGAAGCGGATTGTTCATGGAACAGGTCCGCATCGTAAAGGAGATGAGAGAACGTGACAGAAAGAACGGACGGACAGGTGACATGGTCAGACCTCGGTTTATGGTCTGGGAAAACGTGCCCGGAGCATTCTCAAGCAACAAAGGGAGAGACTTCGCGGCAGTCCTCGAAGAGATCATCCGCATCGCAGAACCGGAAGCCCCCGATATTGAAGTGCCTGAAAAGGGTTGGAACACCTGGGGGGGCTACCACGATGAAGTGGGAGGACGATGGAGCGTGGCTTGGCGAGTGCATGACGCGCAACACTGGGGAGTCCCCCAACGTCGCCGTCGTATCTCGGTTGTCGCAGATTTTGGAGGAGACACCGCAGGCGAAATACTCTTTGAGCGCAAAAGCGTGTCAGGGTATCTTACGGAGAGCGGAGCGGCGCGGGAAAGACTTACCGGAGATTCTGAAAGCGGTGCTGGTAGAACAGGCGAAAGTATAGCACATGCTTACGGAGAAACAGGTGTTGGATATTGGAAGAATGGCGTTCAAACATTGCGGGCAGAAGGAGAAAACAGACCATCGAGACCATCTAATGTTGTCGTATGCATGGCTACACAGCAGGGCGGCGCAGAACTTCGGACAGACGACCGATCGCCTACACTTACCGCAGCGGCCGGCATGAGCGGGAACAATCAGCCGGTTGTATGCGCCGGGTTTAAGCTCGGCAACAGCGAGCAAGCGCGAAGCATCGGCTACGCCGAGGAGCAAGCCCCCACTCTGTGTGCGGAGTGCGGAGGTAACAAGCCCGCGGTCGTGGCACTGGATATGACACACGCTTGTGACGTCATCCGCGAGTGTGGCGAGGTCGTTCCGAGTTTGCAAGCAAGAATGGGAACAGGCGGGAACCAAGTGCCGCTGACGTATCAAATGCAGGGCTTCGGCGATTACCGAGAGGGGGACGTTGCAAGCAGTTGCAAGCAACGGGACTTTAAGGACGGAACAGACCTTGTGTGTGCCGTCGATTGTCGGAACTTTTGCGAGGGCGGAGAAACAAACGGTACATTGCAAGCAAAAGAAAGCGGAGGGCAAAGCCTGAACCTGAATAATACAGTCCGGCAGAACATCGTGGTGCGCCGCCTTACCCCGATGGAGTGCGAACGGCTGCAAGGATTCCCGGACGTTTGGACCGACATTGGCGAGTGGCGCGACAGCAGGGGCAAAATGCGCAAACCAAGCGACAGCCCGCGCTACAAGGCACTGGGTAACTCCATCGCCCTGCCCTTCTGGGATTTCTTGGCAAAGCGTATCAGCGCGCAATATCTACGCCCTGTTACGATGGGCAGCCTGTTTGACGGCATCGGCGGGTTCCCACTGGTATTTGAACGGCACAACGGCAAGGGCACGGCACGCTGGGCAAGCGAGATCGAAGAATTCCCCATTGCCGTGACAAAATTGAGATTTGGGGGGGAATGACTATGTACATTGGCGAACCATTTAGCTGAAAGCCTGCTGCCTTTGAGGGCAGCAACGGCATTATGAGCGTGACCACGAAAGAGACGACTGCGCACGGGCGCGTCGTCTACATCAACGAGGCGCACCGCTACTTTACGGCAGAGGCGGATATCAACGGGCAGAAGCTCAGAGAGAGCTTTAAATTTTGAGGAGGTAATGTGATGAACATCGAGATTAAAGATTATCTAACCACAGAAGAAATCAAGGACATCTGCCAAGATGCGCTATATCAGAAAATTAGAGAGGATATGCGCGGGCTTAACGTCTATGACATCATCGCAAATATTTCTCATTCGGACGTTGCGGCAATGGTTGACGCTTATGTTGGAGAGGATAATTTTTGCAAGACGGAAATTCCGAAGAAGGTTCGAAACACAATCGAAAGTATCAGCGCATTCACGGTGTTTAGAAAGGCCGATGCTTGGGAACGGCAGAGTAGCATTGCCCAAGACATTTTGGATGAGGAGTGTCGCGCCTCAAGACCTCTTATTAAGAAACGGGTAGAGCAAATCATCAACGAATACAATTTCCCACAGTTAGAGCGTGACGAGATTATGTATACAATCGCAGACGTATTGACAGACAGGCTTTTGCCGGAGAAGGATGCGAAGTGATGGAACGACTGACGAAGCGCGACACCGATGGACAGGCAATGATGGACTGCCAGAAGTGTAAAGCGGATTGGACGGGTAAGCATGGTAAGCCGATGGATAGCTGCACCGCGCTGTACTGCCGCAATCGCCTCAAGGATCGGATCGCCGCCTACGAGGACAGCGGGTGGGCGCCGGAAGAAGTTCTGCCGAAAGATAAGGCGGACGAGATCACACTGAAGCTGATGCGTCTTGCTGATTTGGAAAGCCTTTGCAGTTTTAATCGCTTGCGCGAGCTGGCCGAGGCTGACAAGGACGGGCGGCTGGTGGTGCTGCCGTGCAAGGTGGGCCAGCGGGTGTTTGCCTTACTGGACACGGACAAGCATATAAGCGAGTGCGAGGTTAAGCAGATCGGGTTGGGTAATGAGATTGGCTTTGTTGGCATCGAGCCAATAGGCGCTCGCGGAAGGGAATACGGAGTATCGATAAAGGGCTTCGGCAAGACCGTATTCCTCACCCGCGAGGCGGCGGAAGCGGCATTGGAGGCGATGAAAAATGAGTAAGGCTGTTATGCTGAGCATCCGCCCGAAGCGGTGCGAGAAGATCGTCAATGGTGAGAAAACCATCGAGGTACGAAAAACGCGACCGAAGCTGCAAACACCGTTCAAGTGCTATATCTATTGCACTATGGATCACCCTTACATTTCTGTGTCCTGCGGGGAACTGGACAAGCTCAACTATCGCACAAATACCGTTTGTCGGTGTAATGGCAAAGTCATCGGGGAATTTACCTGCGATCGCATAGATAGACTTGTCCCGGCAAACGATCCGTATGGCATCTATGACATTGACGATGATTATGTATTCCAGACTTGTCTTGAAAATGGAGCACTATGGGATTATGGACACGGAACACCGCTTTACGGCTGGCATATCTCCGACTTGCGCATTTATGACCAGCCGCGGGACTTGACGGAGTTCCGGCGGTCTTGCCCTAATGACCTATCCTGTGAGGCCTGCGCCATGTATAGCAACAACAACGGTATCTGCAACAATGGGGCTTTGCCGCTTCGCCGCCCGCCCCAGAGCTGGTGCTATGTGGAGGCACGAAGGATGTATGACCTGAAACCTTGCCCGTTCTGCGGCGGAGAAGCAATACTTGAAACAGTAGATGGCAACAGCCCAGAAGAGTGCTATATATACTGTCCAGAGTGTGATTTTGAAAGTGGCGTATATAGCGAACCCAAATTTATCATCGAAAAGTGGAACAGGAGGAGCGAAAAACTGTGATTGATTTAATCACACGTCGGTATGAAAATCCAGAAATCTGCACGCAGGAAATCAACAGTATTCCCGCCGCTGATGTTGCGCCGGTGACGCGTTGCAAGGACTGCAAGTATGCATATATCAATAGCTTTGCGGTGTCATCAGGCGAGGCTCTTTGCACGTTAAGTGGGAAGCCGATGCAGCAAGACGACTTTTGCAGCTACGGCGAGCCGAAGGAGGGATAACGCATGGACGTTGTTGGGCGAAAGGTTGTTAAAACGCGGGCGGCTCATGTGTGCTTCGGTTGCGGGCGCAAATTCGAGCAAGGGGCTATGATGGAGCGCAGTTGCGTTTTCGATGGTGCGCCGTGGACGTGCTATCTGTGCGAGAGCTGTCAGAAAGCGTCTTCTGAGTTAGGATGGCAAGACGAGTATGGATTTGGGGACTTGCGCGAACGTTCGCTTGAGATTGAGAGGGAGGCACTCCATGCTGACGATCACGATTAAAGCCAACGTCCCCGCCGCTGACGCGCAGGGCATCAAGGAGCGAATCGCCATGGACATTGAGCGATACGGCGACGTAAAGGTCGTGAGCATCGTGAGCGACCGGGGACGGGAAGAACAACTACGAATGAAAGGAGCCAAATTATGAGCATCAATGTAAAGAAGTACACCAAAGACCAGATGGCGAAGATGGTGGAGGACGCGCAGGAGAAGACTGCGGCGCTTGAAGCAGAGATCATCGAGCTGAAAAACTGTATCGACGAGAAGAATGATCTGATTGCCGAATATGCGAATTTAAAGGCGGCGATGCAGCGAAAGAACGCCGCTCTGACTGAGCAGATCAGTCAGATGAACGGCGAGGCCATCAACCGTGAGAACGAAATCGCGAATCTGAAAGCGGACGCGGATGCGCTGCGAAATAAGCTCGCTGATACCGAGGCGGCGCTTGGGCGGGCGAACGATGAGTGCGCTTCTAAGCAAGAGGCCCTTAATGTAATGCGTAATAGAAAATACAACGCTGAGCAACGCGCCAATTACGCAGAATCCCACCCGTGGCGCAACCTGTGGGCGTGGCTCAAGAGAAAGCTCAAAATGGCATAAGAAGAGGCAGGGCGAAAGCCCTGCTTCTCTTTTTGCCGTGAGGGAGAACCTCTTTCTTTTCTTTTATATTTCTTTTCTTTCGGGAGAGGGTGCTATACGCAGGATGTATCTATGTTGTGTGTATGTAACTATACAGAGGAGAGCACAGAAAGGAAAGAGAAAGTTTCCACGCCCGTGGTGAGAAATAAAAGATGGCGTGTTACCGTCGGAAATAGGAAGCTCGGTTCCCCGAGCGGGGATAAGAATGCTGCGCGATAAGGCCGAGGGGCGGGGGGCTTGCAGCATAAAAAAGAAAGGCGGTGGCGGCATGGCGAAAATTGGGCATCCTCCCAAATATGCGACGGTCGAAGAAATGCAGGCCGTCATTGACCGATACTTTGAGGATTGCAAAGGCGAGCCAATCATCGGGGACGATGGGATGCCGATCCTCGACAAATTCGGACAGCCGTTTATCATTCACCAGCGACCACCGACGGTGACAGGGTTGGCGCTCGCGCTTGGATTTACAAGCCGTCAAGCGTTGCTGAACTATCAGGCGAAGAAAGAGTTCGTTGACACGGTTACGCGCGCGAAGGCCCGCATCGAGGCTTACGCAGAGGAACGCCTCTTCGACCGAGACGGTCAGCGCGGCGCGGAATTCAGCCTGAGATACAACTTCCGCTGGGTAAATGACGAGAAGAAGGACGACGGCGGAGAGAGCGTGTGCGGCGTGGCAGAGCTGCCCGCGGTGATGCCTGTTCCGCAGGGTGCGGGAGGTGATGCGAATGGCGAAGCGTAGCGTGATATGGAAGCCGCAGCCCAAGCAGGCACTCTTTATGAGCCGCTGGGAGGATGAGGCTCTATACGGCGGCGCAGCCGGTTAGGCGGGGGAAAATCCGATGCGTTGGTCATCGAGGCATTGCGTCAAGTAGATATCCCGTATTACAAGGCGATCATCCTGCGAAAGACCTTTCCGCAGCTTGCCGAGCTCATTGACAAGACGCTGAACTACTACCCGCGTATCTATCCGGGCGCGCGCTACAACGGCAGCAGCCACACATGGACATTCCCAAGCGGGGCGAAAATACTCTTCGGCTCGATGCAGTACGCAAAGGACAAGATCAAGTATCAGGGTCAGGCGTATGACTTTATCGCATTCGACGAGCTGACCCACTTTACATGGGAGGAATACAGCTACCTCTTTTCCCGCAACCGACCGAACGGGCCGGGGACGCGTGTATACATTCGCAGCACGGCGAACCCCGGAGGTGTGGGGCACGGATGGGTCAAGGAACGTTTCATCACGGCAGCGCCGCCGATGAGGACCATCCGCGAGGATGCAGTCGTGCGCTTTCCAGATGGGCACGAAGAACATCGGCAGAAGAGCCGCATCTTTGTGCCGAGCACGGTATTCGACAATAAGATTCTGCTCAAGAACGACGACAGCTATTTGACGCGCTTGGCGTCGATGCCGGAGGCGGAAAAGAACGCACTGCTCTACGGCGACTGGGATACGTTCTCCGGGCAGGTGTTTACCGAGTGGCGCAATGACAGCGAACACTACCGCGACCGCATCCATACGCACGTCATCGCGCCGTTTCAGGTGCCGAAGGAGTGGCCGATCTGGTGCGCAATGGACTGGGGCTATTCAAGGCCGTTCGCCATCGGCTGGTTCGCGGTCGACCAAGATAGGCGGCTCTACCACATCCGGGAATATTACGGCTGCACGGGCACGCCGAACGAGGGCGTGAAGATGGAACCGACGGCGGTGGCCCGCGAGATGAAGCGCATTGAAGCAGAAGATCCAAATCTCAAGGGGAGGCACATATTCCGTGTGGGCGACCCTGCCATTTGGGGCACGCAGGGCACGGAGAGCATCGGCTCGCTCTTTGAGCGCGAGCGCGTCTACTTCGAGAAAGGGGATAACGCCCGCATCGACGGCAAGATGCAGCTGCACAACCGATTCGCGTTTGATGAGAACGGCGTGCCGATGCTGTATATCTTCGATACGTGCAAGAATTTCATCCGAACGGTTCCAAACCTCGTTTATGACGAAAAGGACGTTGAGGACGTGAACACCGAGCAGGAGGATCATATCTACGACATGACACGCTATGTGTGCATGGAGAATCCCATTGCGGCGCGGGTAAATAAGCCGCCGAAGCCGGTCTTGTACGACCCGCTGGACATCAATACGCCGAGCTACGACAAATATGCGTGGTTCCAACACAACTGACAGGAGGGGAAGACATGGCAGGAACGAGAAAATTCCCGCAGACGCAGCAGCAGGCCGACGCGGCTGGCGCTGCTGCGATGTTGGATGCAAAGGCAGAAGCGCCGCTTGTAGGCGCATTCCGCGACAGCGACGCGGCGATGAGCAACGGTGCAGCCATCGGCAGCAAGGAGATCGGTGACGCTGTAGAAACGCTGCAAAAGTACAAGCAGGGCAAGAGCAACTTCGAGAACCGCATCATCAGCGAGGAACGCTGGTGGAAGTTGCGGCATTGGGAGGATATCCGACGCGGGACGAAAGACGCGGGGGAATCGCCCGAGCCTGCGAGTGCGTGGTTGTTTAACTCGATTCTGAATAAGCACGCCGACGCGATGGACAACTACCCCGAGCCCGTATGCCTGCCTCGCGAGCAGAGCGACGAGGAAAGCGCGAAGACGCTCTCGTCCGTGCTGCCGGTCATCATGGAATACAACGAATTTGACAGCACATACAGCTTCGAATGGTGGGAAAAGCTCAAACACGGTGTGGCGATCTACGGCGTATTCTGGGACAAGGAGAAAGACAACGGGCTCGGCGATATTGCCATCGAGGGCATTGACCCGCTGAATATCTTCTGGGAGCCGGGGGTTGAGGACATCCAGAAGAGCCGCAACGTGTTTACGGTGGCGCTCGTCGACCGCGACATCATCGAGGACGAATACCCGCAGTTTGCGGATAAGCTCAGCGGCAGCAGCATTGAAACGGCGAAATACGAGTACGACGACACGGTGGACACGAGCAACAAAGTCGCCGTGATCGACTGGTATTACCGCAAGAGGACCGCAGACGGGCGCACGGTGCTGCACTACGCGAAGTTCATCGACGAGGAGCATATCATCTACGCCAGCGAAAATGACCCCGAATATGCGGAGGGCGGATTCTACGAAGACGGGGAATATCCATTTGTGTTCGACACGCTCTTTCCAGAGAAGGGCTCGCCCGCGGGTTTTGGTTATATAGCCATCGCCAAGGATCCGCAGCTGTACATCGACAAGCTGTGGGGCAACATCCTCGAAACTTCAATGATGGGCAGCAAGCGCCGGTATTTCGCGAGTGAAAGCCTGAACATCAACGAAGAAGAGTTCCTCGACTGGCACAAGCCGATCATCCACGTGTCCGGCCAGATCGACGAGAGCAGGCTCCGCGAAGTAATGACGCGCCCGCTCGATTCCATCTACGCGAATATCGTGCAGATGAAGATCGACGAGATGAAGGAAACGAGCTCAAACCGCGACGTGTCTAACGGCGGCACATCCAGCGGTGCGACGGCTGCGGCGGCTATTTCCGCATTGCAGGAAGCGGGCAACAAGGCGAGCCGCGATATGATTTCGGCGTGCTACCGCGCGCAGGCGAAGATCGTGAAGCTGTGCATCGAGCGCATGCGGCAGTTCTACGATGCAGCGCGCACTTTCCGCATCACGAATGAAATGCCCTACGAGTATGCGCAAATCGGCATGAACGAGCTTGGCGATCAGGTGACGGGCGTGGACAGCCTCGGCAATGACCTGTTCCGCAGACCGGTCTTTGACATCAAGATTAAGGCACAGAAGAAGAACCCATTCTCCCGCGCGGAACAGAACGAGCGGGCGAAAGAGCTGTATTCGCTGGGGTTCTTCTCCCCAGACAGGGCGCAGGAAAGCATGATCGCGCTCGACATGATGGACTTCGAAGGGATCGACAAGATCAAGAGCCAGGTCAACGATGGCGCGACGCTCTATAACGTCGTGCAGCAGCAGAGCGAGCAGCTGCAAAAGGCGCTCGCGGTCATCCAGCAGATTACGGGACAGGACATGGGCATCGGAATGGCGGGCGGCACGCAGAGCGGCGGCTCGACACGCAAGAGCGGCAGTAGCGGCGGAATTGAGAGCAAGAACGCCGAAGCGCAGAGCGCGCAGACACCGTACATGCAGAAGCTTGCCGAACAGTCTAAGCCGAACATGGACACGGGCAGCAGCGCGGCGATGCCGGGGGTGTAAGTGCATGACGATGGTTCACATCGAGCACGAGATCGGCCGCTACATGATACTGTGCGAGGGTCATTCGGCGGACGAGAAGTGCTGCAATTACATCACGGGCGTGATGTATGCCTTCGGTGGCTATGTGAAGAACATGGAAGCCGAGGGAGACTGCGAGGTCTACGGTTTTGAGATAGACGAGGGGGCACCGCGCTTCCTCATCCACTGCGGCGGCGACGAGCGCATCGAGGCGGCATTCATCGCCGCGTGCATCGGGCTCAAGCAGCTGGAAGACACGAGGCCGGACGCGATCTTCGTGCACGTCAAAGAAAATTAAAAAAATTTTTCTCACCCGTGGTGAGTTGGAGGAAGCCGCATGTTACGCTTTAGGCGTGCGAGTGGCTTCCTCCTATTCATACGCCCGCGAGGGAGGGTCGGCGTTTTTCTTCATCTTTTCGCCGCTCTCCCCTCCCTCTGCGGATGATGGGAAGCGCTGCACGGCCTACACGGAGGGCTGAATATCCGCGATTTGACAAGCAGGAGGGATACAATGAACCTCAAAACCACGCTTCGCGTGATCCTGAGCCTCTTTGACGGCGGCGCTGCCGCTGCGGGAGCCGCTGCCGGTGCATCGGGCGGCGCTGAGGGAGGCGCGAGCGCACAGGGCGAGACTACAAATGCAAGCTCTTCTCCCACCCGGAAGGGCAAAACGGGCGAATACGCCAACGTCGTGTTCGGCAAGCAGGAGACACCTGACGATACGGGGGCCTCTTCTGGCGAGCCGAAGGGCGAGGGCGCGAAGATGCAGCAGCGCGACGCCGGGGCTGCGGAAAAAGGCGGGGAAGACCTGAAAAAGGAGTTCCTTGACCTCGTAAACGGCAAATACAAGGACGTCTATACCGCGGAGACGCAGCGCATCATCAACCGCAGATTCGGCGAAGAGAAGGCCAAAGACCAGAAGATCGCAGATTCGCAGCCCATTATCGACACACTGATGCGCCATTATGGCGTGTCGGACGGCGATATGAGTAAGCTGCGTGCGGCTTTTGAGGGCGATGCGGCGCTCAACAGCGTGCTCTACAATGCGGAAGCGGAGAGCATGGGCATGAGCGTGGAACAGTACCGCGAGTATGCGCGGATGCAGCAGGAAAACGAAGCGCTCAAACGCCAGGAAGAAGACAGGCAGCGCCAGCAGAAAGCCGACGAGACTTATAACGACTGGATCCGTCAGGCGAGCGAGCTGGTCGGCACGGCGGACGCACCGGGCGAGTACCCTGACTTCGACCTCAAGCGCGAAGTCGCGGAGAATCCGCGTTTCATTGCGATGCTGCGTGCTGGCGTTCCTGTAAAAGACGCTTACGAGGTATCCCATTTAGGCGACATTCAGGCTCGTAGCGCGGCGAAAGCTGCGGCGGAGATGGAAAAGCGCGTGATGGACAATGTCCGCGCGAAAGGAATGCGCCCGAACGAGAATGGAACCACTTCCCAGCCGGGGGTCATTGTCAAGAGTGACCCGAGCAAATTCACGAAGGCCGACCGCGCAGAGATCGCAAGGCGCGTTCGGCGCGGCGAGCGCATCGTATTCTGATGCCCGCCTAATTTACCGACTGTAAGAAGGGAGACAAAACTCTATGAAGAAGTTCAAAGACATTTTCATTCTGCCCGTTATTCTGAGCCTGTTTGAGGGCCAGACGAACGTGACGACCGATGCCGGTCTCTCGGGCGAGATGAAGACCTACTACTGCGACACCCTGATCGACAACGCCGAACCCGAGCTGGTGCATGACCGCTTCGCGCAGAAGCGCAACATCCCCAAGGGCAAGGGCAAGGAAATCGAGTTCCGTAAGTATGATCCGCTGCCCAAGGCCTTGACGCCCATCACCGAAGGCGTTACGCCCAAGGGCCGTAAGCTGTCCATGACCACGCTGACCGCGCAGGTCGACCAGTACGGCGATTTCGTCGAGATTTCCGATATTCTCGACCTGACCGCCATCGACAATAACCTGCAGGAAGCGACGGTGCTGCTCGGCTCTCAGGCGGGCCGCACGCTCGACACCATCACCCGCGAGGTCATCAACGGAGGCTCTAACGTCCAGTACGGCGAAGGTCAGGTGACGGGTCGCCATCTGCTTGTTGGCGGCGAGACCACGGGCAACCACTATTTCACGGTGCGTGCCGTCCGCAAGGCGGTTCGCTTCCTGAAAACCATGAACGCCCCGCGCTATGAGGGCTCCTACTGGGCCATCATTCACCCTGACTGTTCCTACGACATTCAGGATGACCCTGATTGGAAGCGCCCGCACGAGTATAAGGACACCAGCAACATCTACGACGATGAGATCGGCAAGATCGCGGGCGTCCGCTTCATCGAGACGACCGAAGCGAAGGTGTTCCACGCCGACGACCTGACCGAGGGCGCACGCGACCTGACCGTCAAGAGCGCATCCGGCAAGGTCCTGACCGTAAACGAGGAAATCACCACTGCTGACGCCGCAAAGCTGGCTGGCCGTGAGGTCGTCATCGGTGGTGCGCTCCTTGAGATTGAGAGCGCCTCGGCTGCGGGTGCTGGCAGCGCGACGATCACGCTGAAAGAAGCACCTGCTACCACCCCGGCGGCGTCGACCGCCATCTATCCGGGCGAAGCCGGTGCGAAGGGCCGCAACGTCTACTCCACCCTCATCATGGGCGCGGAGGCTTACGGCACGACCGAGCTGACCGGCGGTGGTCTTGAGCACATCGTCAAGCCGCTCGGCTCTGCCGGTACGGCTGACCCGCTGAACCAGCGTGCAACCGTCGGCTGGAAAGCAACCAAGGTCGCCGAACGTCTGGTTGAGGCGTATATGATTCGCGTGGAAACGACTTCCACGTTCGATGAGACCCCGCTGACCTAACCACCAAGGGGGCAGCTGTGAACGCCGCCCCCGCCACTGAAACGGAGGAAAGACCGATGAGCGAAGCAAAGAACGCCGTTGCGGCTGTGAACGCCGATCGCGCGGGCGAGGAGTACGTCAGCGTCCGCCTGTTCAAGGACAGCGGCAAGTACAAGGATGACCTGCTGGTGTGCGTGAACGGCGAAAGCTGCCTGATCCAGCGCGGCGTGACCGTGCAGGTCAAAAGAAAGTTCCTGTGGGCCATCCAGAACCAGATGAGACAGGACGCCTCGACCGCGAATCTCATCCAGACGATGAGCAGCGACTACGTTGAGAGTGCGAAAGCCCACAACGCGTAAGCGAATAAGACCGCGAGACACGAAAAATGAGTTGCGACACGGCGCAGCAAGGGACGAAAAAGTCGCTCTTGCTGCGCCGTTTTCCATAAGAGAGGTGACAACATGGTTATTGAAAATGCTTACGCGCTCGAAGAGATCAAGCTCGGGCGCAGGGGTGAGAATCAGGCACGCAAGGTCGTCTTTGACGTGCTGGGAAAGTGGCGCGAGGGCTACGGCGAGGGCGTCGCAAGCCTGATCGTGCAGCGAAACGGCGATGCGCAGCCGTATCCCGTGACGGTGACGGAAGAAGACGGCGCGCTCGTGTGGCTGGTATCGAACGTTGATACGGCGGTTGCCGGTGAGGGCGCGGCAGAGCTGCGCTACACCGTTGGCGATACCATTGTGAAGAGCCAGATATATAAAACACGCGTGCGCGAAACGCTGGAAGACAGCGGAGAGACACCGCCTCCGGCCTATCAAAGCTGGGTCGATGAGGTTTTGCAGGCGGCGGCGGATGCGGAGACGGCGGTTTCCAAGATGCCATACGTCGACGAGACCACGGGCAACTGGTTCAAGTGGGACGCCACGGCGGGCGCTTTTGCCGACACGGGCGTTGCCGCGACCGGTCCGCAGGGTGAAGTCGGCCCCAAGGGAGATACCGGCGCAACCGGTGCGACGGGGCCGCAGGGCCCCAAAGGTGAAACCGGCCCGCGCGGCCCACAGGGAGAGCAGGGCATTCAAGGCGAGACCGGCCCCGCTGGCCCGCAGGGACCCGTCGGCCCCAAGGGAGATACTGGTGACACCGGCCCGCAAGGGCTTAAAGGCGATACGGGCGAAACTGGCCCGGTCGGCCCGACAGGACCCATTGGCCACCAAGGAGAGACTGGCCCGGCGGGTCCGCAAGGAGAGACTGGCGAACGCGGGCCAAAGGGCGAGACCGGCGATAAGGGCGACAAGGGTGACGCCTTTACCTACTCCGACTTCACAAAGGAACAACTGGAAGGCCTGCGTGGCCCGCAGGGCATTCAGGGGCCCAAGGGTGAAAAAGGTGATACCGGCGACACTGGGCCCCAAGGTGAAAAGGGCGACAAGGGCGATACAGGCGAGACCGGGCCTCGCGGCCCGCAAGGCGGGCAGGGCATCCAAGGCCCGACAGGTCCGCAGGGCGAAAAGGGCGATACTGGTGCGCAGGGACCGAAGGGTGCGACGGGCGACACGGGCCCGCAGGGCCCGAAGGGAGACACAGGCAGCGGCTTCAAGGTGCTGGGCTATTACGACACGGCAGGAGCGCTGGACGAAGCCAAGCTTGCAACTGCGCAGCCGGGTGACGCTTACGGCGTCGGCACGGCGGAGCCTTACGATATCTACATCCTGAACGGCACGACGGGCAAGTTCATCAATAACGGCCCCCTGCAAGGTGCAAAGGGCGATAAGGGAGACACGGGAGCCCAAGGCCCCAAGGGAGACCAGGGCGACGTTGGCCCGACCGGCCCGGCTGGTCCTACCGGACCGCAAGGCGAAGTTGGTCCGCAAGGTCCTACGGGACCAGCGGGCGCGGATGGAGCCAAAGGCGCGGACGGGGCTGCCGGTAAGGACGGCGTGACATTCACGCCGAGTATGAGCGACGACGGCGACCTGTCGTGGACGAACGACGGCGGCAAGGCGAATCCGCAGACAGTGAACCTCAAGGGCCCGAAAGGCGACACGGGCGCACGGGGGCCTGCCGGTGCTGACGGCGCGAAGGGCGATACCGGCCCAGAGGGGCCGAGAGGGCCGCAGGGCAAAACCGGTCCGCAAGGTGAAACCGGTGCAACTGGGCCGCAAGGCCTGACGGGACCCCAAGGCAAGACGGGCCCTGCCGGGGCGGCTGGTGCGAAGGGCGCGACCTTTACCCCCGCTATGTCTGCGGCGGGAGACCTGAGCTGGACGAACGACGGAGGGCTCGATAATCCCGCGACGGTCAACCTCAAAGGCCCCAAGGGGGACCGGGGCGAAAAGGGGGAGCAGGGCGAGAAAGGCGCGACCGGTGCGACCGGCCCGCAGGGCCCCGCAGGCCCCGTCAATGTCCCCGCCACCACCTCTCTCATCAAGGGCAATGGCTCGGGCGGGCTGGTGGCGGCGACGCGTGGCAGCGACTATATCGCATCCGGCAACATTGTCAAGCAGACACTCGTGAGCACGGAGACCACGCCCACCGAGGACTACGCGATCAACTGGGTGTACGGCTAAGGAGGCGGAAATGGCTACATTTACTGTAGAGATAACGCCAGATTCTAGCAACGGGACTATCGCCCACGCAGTCGGAAAGTTTTCCGGAGGGTCAAGCAGCTATAAAGGTCAGCGGCGCATGGACGTTGCCGTCAGCGGCGTCGGGACATTTTCTGCGTTATCGCCGGAGACAAGCGGAGGCGAAAACACTTTTTCTCTCGACATCACGGGGCTGACGCCGGGGACAACGTACAACTGGAGCGCGTCACTCTACTACAAAAATACGTCCGGGGGTTGGGTGACAGCAGGATCGCAGTACGATAAATCCGGAAGCTTTACGACGAAAAGTAAAACCCCTACATTACCAAAAACGCTCGTCAACGGCACTGCTTACGACGTTAAGGGCGGGAAGTGCCTCGTCAACGGCACGGTGTACAACATCAAGAAAGGCAGGACGCTCATCAACGGGACGGGGTATGACATCAACTTTGAGCCGGATGTGAGCTTGACGTGGTACTTCAACGAAACCATTGATATAACGTCGCAGCCAGACAAATTCTGGGGGTATAGTAGCGGGATTGCTGTCAGCTTTGTGTCTGGCTATTATGGCTTTACCTACGACCATCTTATCCGAGGCTACGACGACACTTACGGTGTAAGAACTTTAATCTACTATAGAAAGATTAACGAGACCAGGGAACTCGCCTACCGAAACGGCTGGCGGGGGGAGGTATACCGCACCATCACTTTTGATGAATTACCCACCGGTGATCTCTTGACGTGGCTGCAAGCCAACGCCACGCCGCAATAAGAAAGGAGCAGCACATGAGTATCTACGTAAAAGTCAACAACACGGAATATCCCGCTACGGTCAACGGCAACCTTGTTGACCGCAACTGGAACGGCCGTGATACCAAAACCATCTATCTGACCATGTCCTACGACGCCGTATCGGCACTGTTGCCCGACAATACCACGTGGAGCATCATCCAGCGCGACACGGTGGACGTGCTGGACGAGCAGGGAAAGCCCACGGGCGAGACCAAAGAGGTCGTCAACGAGTACGACAACAGCGCCTACAGCATCGCTGGCGACATAACTGACCACCGCGACGGCACCGTCAGCATTAAGATGGGCAAGCCCACGGAATCCGAGCTTTCGGCGGCGACCGTAACGGCGCTGGTCGGTCAGAGCATCACGCCGCAGCGCGCGGCAAGGCTGCGACCGATGATCGAACAGGCCAGCGCGTCGCTCTCTGACGGCGAGGCGGCGAAGTCGCCCGAGCTGTTCCCACGCTGGGCGGATCACATCGGCGAGACCGTCAAGCCCGGCGACCGCCGCAGCGATATGGACGAAAGCGGCGTGCTGCACGTCTACCGCGTCAACAAAGGTCAGGGCCACACCACGCAAGAAAACTGGCCGCCGCACTCCACCCCTGCCATGTGGACGATCATCAACGTCGACCACGTGGGCACGCAGGATGACCCGATTCCGGCCGCTCGCGGCATGGAGTACGAGTATGGTCTTTATTACAAAGACCCCGAGGACACTAAGCTGTACAAGTGCGAGCGTATCGGCGAGGCCGCGGGTGGCAAGATCGTCTTGCAGTATTTGCCGCATGAGCTGTTGGGACAGTATTTCACGGAGGCCTAATGTATGAAAATGCTGAAAGCTATCCGTGACGCGGACGCGCTGCGGCCTAACAAATTGAGCACGCCGCGCAAGGCGGAAATCCTCATGGTGCTTGAGCACCGAATTGCCGAGATGATGGGGGCGGAAGCCCCCACCCTCAAGGTGAGCGTGGAGGATGACACCGCGAGCGTCGAGGATATGGAATTGCTGCTGCCGGACGGGCACAACGAGTGTTACCACCTGTATTTGGCAGCGCAGCTCGACGCCTACAATCAGGACAGCGCGCTCTATGCCAACGACCACGCCATTGCCAACGAGGCGGTGGCCGATGCTATGGCATGGTGGCGGCGCGAGAACCGAAAAGAGAGCAAGGGCAACTGGAAGGTGTGATGACAAGTGCCGACGACATTTCAGCTGGTGGAGACGACTTTCCCGAACGGAGAAGGGAAAGACACGCAGGAACAGATCAACGGGGTCTATGACTACCTTTTCGTGCTTCTGGAACAGCTTCGGTATACGCTCTTCAATCTGGACGGGAGCAACATCAATCAAAATGCACTGAGCGAGTTTATCAAAAATATTTCCGAGCCGATCTACGCCAAGATCGAGGACACGGACAAGAATGTGAACGAGCTGTCTATCACGGCAAAGGGACTGAGCGCGCGCATCGGCGACGCCGAGGGCAACATCACGCAGCTGCAAGCGACGGCAAAGGGATTGCAGGCGAGCATTTCGAGCCTTGACGGCAGCGTGACGAACCTGACGGCGGACGTCAACGGCCTGCGCGCAACGGTGAGCGGGAAGATCGATGCGACGCAGGCGCAGAGCATCTTTAACCAGAGCGCGACCGGCTTCACACTGGGCGCGACGAGTGGCGAGAACGGCACGACCTTCAAGCTCAATTACAACGGCGTGCAGGTAGCGAGCACGGGCAGCATTGATCTGTGCGTGGATGCGGTGAACATCTATGGCACGCTGACAGCGGGCGCGCTGCGCGGCGGGAGCGTGAGCCTGCTGGCCGGAGATACCCCTGTCGGCAGCATGGATCTTGCCTACACGGGCACGGGGCAGGTCGGCGTCGGTCTGACGGCGACCTATGGTGGCATGAAGATGCACGCAGCGGGAAATATCTTTCTTGAATCCGAGCTGGGGCCGTTTGCATTGATCGGAAAAGACGATGCCAGCAACTACCCTGTCGTCTCGCTCGGCGGCGGCTATCTGGTGCTGAGCGGCAACTACATGTTTGGGGCTTCGCCGCCAAGTGCCGCGCCGTATGGCACGGTGTTTTTCATCGAGGAGTAAGGCATGGCGAGCTTTTATTGTACGCTGTCACCGGTCGACGGAGACGGGACACAGCTTAGCGTCTACGCACGGTTTACTGGCGGCGCGTCGGATTACACGTATAAGCGCTCAATCGACATCCGCATCACGGGCGTCGGGACATTCTCGTTCGATTCGAGCGAGGTCGGCGGTGGGACGAGCACCTTTGTCGGCACGATCACAGGCCTGTCGCCGGGCACGGCATACGAATGGATATGCAACATGTACTACTGGGGCGGATCGTGGATCGTCTCAGATTACAGCGATTCCGGCACGGCAACGACGTACAGCGGCGGCGGCAGCGGAGGCAGCGCGAAGGCGGTCGTCAACGTCGGGACGTATGCCTATCCGAACTGGAAGAGATACCGCGCGATCGTCAACATTGGGACGTATTACAACACAAATTGGCTATCGGTTCGACCGGTCAACAATTACGGGAGCTATTCGCAACCCGATTGGAGGTAAAGAGCATGAATGAAAAGATCAAGCAGGAAGCGGCGCACGCGATGCGCCTGATCGGCATTTTGAACGTCAACGGCGACGCGGTGGACGTGGTGGCGGCGGTGCGGCAGTCGCTTCGCAATATCGCGATGATCTGCGACGGCACGGAAGCGCCAGAGAAGAAAGAAAGCGAGGGCCCGGATGAGACTGCCTGAGATCACGGCATATACGAACCGGCGCGTGCAGCAAGAGAAATTCGGAGGCATCAACCACACGTTCGGTGCGGCGGGCGGCGAACTCTACGACATGAAAAACCTGTCGGCGCGATACTTCCCGCTTCTCGCTCCCCGTTCGCGGCGATATACCGTCCGCAAGGGTATGGGCAAGGCGAACGGCATTTTCAGCGCAGGCAAGCTCTACGAGGTATACGGAACGAAGCTCTACATCAACGGCGAAGAGAAGACGATAGTCGCAGATAGCGAAAAGACTTTCTGTGCACTTGGCGAGCGCGTGCTCATCTTCCCCGACAAGATCGTGTGCGAAAAGGACGGCACGATCAAGCCGATGGAGGCGAGCTACGCCGCGGCGGGGCTGAAATTCGGGAATGGCACGTATGCTGACGAAAAGGCGGCAGCAAACAGCATCACGACGACCGGCGCGGCGTTCCCGTTCAACGTGGGCGACGCCGTGACGATCTCGGGCTGCACAAAGGAGACCTACAACAACCGCACACCCATCATCCGGGAGATCAGCGAGGACAAAAAGACGCTGCGCTTTTATGAAAACACCTTCCGCCTGCCCGACGGGCAGGAAAGCATCACGGAGCCTGGAACAGTCACGCTCAATCGCAGCGTGCCCGACATGGATTTTGTCTGCACGAACGAGAACCGCGTGTGGGGATGCAAGGGCGACAGCATCTTTGCTTCAAAGCTCGGCGACCCGTACAACTGGAACGTGTTTGACGGGCTCTCCACGGATGCGTTCAGCGTGGAGAGCGGCACGGCAGGAGCGTTCACGGCGTGCGTGAGCTATCTTGGCTACCCGTGCTTTTTCAAAGAAGACAAAATATTCAAGATGTACGGCACGGTTCCGACAAACTTCCAACTCATGTCAAGCGCGGTGCTCGGTGTGATGAGGGGCAGCCACAAGAGCCTCGCCGTGGCGGGGGAAACGCTCTATTACCTCTCAAAGGTCGGCATCATGGCGTACAGCGGCGGCATGCCGCGCTGCATCTCCCACACGCTGGGCGACGATGTGCGCCTCTCTGACGCGGTGGGAGGGAGCGACGGCCTCAACTACTACGTGAGCCTGAAAGAGGATGGCAAGGCGGCGTTGTACTGCTACAGCAGCGAGAACGGCGTGTGGCATAAGGAAGATACGCTTGCCGTGGTGCAAATGGCCTATTCGGGCGGTATCATGGCCTTAGTAGACGGTGGGTGCGTGCTGCTGGGGAATCCGGCAGATATCCCGACCGGCGCAACACGCGAGGGCGCTGTTATTAGCGAGGCGGAGTTTGCCGACTATGACGGCGGCTCATTCGACGCGAAGCACGTGCAGCGCGTTCGGGCGCGGCTGGAATGCGAAAAGGGCGCAACGGTCGTGTTCCTTGTCAAGTTCGACGGCGGCGCGTGGGAAGAGGTCGACCGCTGCGGGGCACAGGAGAAAGACGTTTTCACTCTCGACTGCCCGATCCGCCGCTGCGACCACTTTAGATTAAAAATCAAAGCCACAGGAGAATACCGGCTCTATGCGCTCGAGTACGAATACGTGACGGGCGGCAGAAAGTGAGGGGACAATGGCAGACAATTTCAAACACAAGAATACAGACCTGACGCTCATCAACGATTCGGGGGACCTTGATCTCATCCGGCAGTATACCGAGGCATACAACAAGGCATATGCCGAGGGAGACAAGGCGGGCCAGCAGGCGGCGCACGACGCAGCGGAGAAAATTCGCGCGAAGTACGACTATTCCGGCGGCGTGGACGGCAGCAAGTACATCAAACTCGGCACGGGCGCGAGCCCTGCAAAGGCTGACACGAGCTGGCTCGATAAGCTGGGCGACAGCAACTACAACTACGATCAGAGCGGGCAGATCAGCGCAAAGCTCGACGCGCTGCTGAATCGCACGCCGTTTTCCTACGACGCGGCGAGTGACCCGCTCTATCAACAGTATCGCAAGCAGTACACGCGCGAGGCAGACCGCAGCGCTGAGGATGTGCTCGGCAAGGCGGCAGTGATGACGGGCGGGATGCCGTCCACGGCGGCGGTGGCAGCGAGCCAACAGGCGAGCGACTACCAGATGAGCCAGATGGCGGACAAGATTCCCGAGCTTCAGCAGCTTGCCTATAGCATGTATCAGGACGGCTTGAATGCGGACCGCGCCGACCTGAATACGCTCATCGGCCTTGAGGACAACAACTACAACCGCTGGTTGGCTGACCGCAATTACCTCTATCAGCTCGCGCGCGATCAGGTGGGCGACCAGCAGACGGCAGATGCGCTGGCGTATCAGAAGCAGCAGGACAAGCTGAACTATGACTACCAGAAGGAACGCGACGCCATCGAGGACGCACGCTATAATGCGGAATGGCAGTATAAATTGCAGCAGGCCGCGCAGGAAGCGGCGGGGAAGGCAAGCGGCGGTGGCTCTCGCCGGACTTCCGGTGGCAGGACACGTAGCGGAGCTACCGGCGGATCGATGGACTACGAAGGCCTGTTTGCTGCGGCGCAGGCAAGCGGGAACCCCAAGAGCTGGCTTGCGCAGAAGGCTAACTACCAGAAGTACGGCTTTACATCTTCGAGCGGGCTCTATTCCGACTATGAAAACTGGCTGGAAGGTCAGAACGGTGGAGGCTCGAGCGAAGGCTATAATTCGAGCAATTTCAATGCGGCTATGAGCAGTCTGCGCACGATGCTTGCACAGGGGCGTACCGATTATGCTGTCGGAGGTATTGATTCTTTCTGGGATAAGCTGAGCGACGAGCAGAAGGCGCGCGTGCAGAAGATGCTGAACGAATACGGGCTGACTTACACGGAGGGCTGATATGGGAAAGCTGGTAGCACTGAATACCAATAACGATGAGAAGAAATTAAAGACCGAGCAGCCGATTGCGACCACTGTTGCGCAGGGGCGGCGCGGGAAATTGATGCAGACCGGGAGCACGAGCGCCCCGGTCTCTTCTCCACCTACAGTATATCGTACGAGCCCGGTGAAGACGACGCCAGTGACGCAGCAAAATGTCGTGACGCCGAAGAACCAAAGCAGGCTTGGCAAAGCGACATTTTCTGGGAACAGAACACCCGGGAAACAGCAGAAGTATTCCGTTGGGAAGGGCATTGCCGGAGCAACTATGAAAGGCATCAACCAAGCCGCGCAGGGCATTGCCGACACGCTTGCGTTTGCGGAAGATGTTGCACTTTCCCCATTTGAGTTAGTTTCCGGACAGCAGCTCGGCGATTTGTCGGATTCCGGACTTGCAAATAAGTTACAGCGCCGCATTCGAAATGAGGGGCAAGAGATAGAGAACAAGTACGCGGCGAATGTTGAGCGCGGCGGCAAGGCTGCTGAGATTTTTGACAAGTATGGCGCATTGACCGTCGCAGCAGCCCCGCAGGCGGTCGCAGCGGTGCTCACCTCAGGCGCGAGCCTTGGGGCGACGCCAGCGACGCTTGCGAAGACTGCTGCAACGGAAATGGCCCCGAGCATTGCAAGCACAATCCGCAACAGCGTATTTGCGATGGGGAAAGACCCGCAGTATTGGCTTTCATTCTCGCAAGTCGTAGGTTCCAGTTACGAGCAGGCGCTTGATGACATGGAGAAGGCCGGAGTGGATAACAACACCGCTCGCACGAAGGCCGCACTTTATGCCACGGGAAACGGTCTGATGAACGCTGCCGTTGAAGTTGGAGGCGGTATTCAGACGCTTCCAGAACAGTTGAAACACGGTTCCGCTGCGTGGAAAGCATGGCTTGAATCAGCCTTTGAAGAAGGTAAAGAGGAAGTTGTGCAGGGCATTCTTGAAAGAGCGACGCAGAACGTCGCCTACAATAAAGGCAATCCGCTCGCATCAACGAGGGATGAAAACGCCATTTTGAACCCGCGTACATCCGCAGAGGAATTTCTCGGCGGCGCAGTGGTCGGCGGTGTTCTTGGTGGCGGACAAGTTGGCACGAATGCGGCGCTTCAATCGCTCGCGCGCTTTGATAACTCCCTGGGTGAGAGCGGGCGAAAAGCGATTCGCGGCTCGTATCAGGAGGGCAAGGACACGGCACAGCACGTGAAGGACTTTATCCCTGCCTACAATGCGGGCGTGGAGGGAAAGGCGAACCCGAACCCGACGAATGAGACGGCCTATGCAGGCTATGTCGCGGGGCAGAACGACGCGAAGAAAGAGGCAGGGACGGGCGAGCATATTGACAGCCGCACGAAGGAAAATGTATCGAGCAGAAATGTAAACGCTTTCCAGTTTGACCACCCCGAGCTGCACGGTTATTACAGTACGGCGGCAGAGCAGATCGCCGGTATCGCTGATATAAGCCTTTCGCGCGGACAGCAGAAGGGCGCGCGGCAGCGGACGGCAAACGGATACCAGAGAAACAATCAGATATTCGAGACCCCCGCCATGCGCAAGGCGATGAACGAGGGCCTGACGCGCACGCAAATCATTGATGCAGCGCAGCGCATCATCAACGATAATGGACAGGAGAATGTCAAAGCGGCGAAAACGCTCGAGATCGTTCTTGACGACATGCTGACGAATGGGTACACTGCTGTTGATGGAACGGCGGTTGCCCCCAATACGGATTATATTGCAGCAAAGCAGCAGATCGCAGGCGCAGAGGTGCAGGCGACCGGCTTTGACAAGTATGTAACTGACAACCGCCTTGCCCTCGAGACAGGAGATGTGACAATGGATGAGCTGCGCACAGAATATGCGCAGCAGGAAGGAGCCGAACATGGAGAAGCAGTACATTTACGCAACGGCAGCGAACGGGATAACGGTGCGGATCCCCGCGGAGAAGTACGAGGCGTGGAAGAAGGCGCAGGACGAAATCCGGGCCGGAAGGAAGGGCGACACTTCGCAGACAGCGAAGCAGCTTCGCTCGATTATGGAGAAAAAGTAAGCACTGCGAGCTTCGGCATCGGCAGAGGCGCATTCAATGACAGCGTCTATCTTGTGAAGAACGAGACGGCGGAAATGCGCAAGGCGAAGGACCTCGCCAAAGAGCGCGGCCTGCGCGTGACGTTTTTTGCCGGGAATAATCTGACGTTCCGTGACAAGAGCGGGAAAACGTTCCAGGTGCGCGGCTACGTTTCAGGTGACCGCGTATTTATCCGTGCGGATCATCCGGAATTTACGTCGTACCAGATCATGCGGCATGAGGCCGGACATGATATGATCGCAAAGGGCGAAGTCGATTTGAACGAGGTACGCACGCGCATCGATAAGACCTTTACCGGCGGTGAGGTCGACTCCCTCTGCACGGCGTATGCAGACGCTTATGCCGGCACCGAAATGACGGCGCAGGAAATTTGGGAAGAGGTGGTTTGCGACAGCCTCGGCGATATGAACATTTTCGCCGACAGTGAGATCAGCGATGCGGCAGCGTTTCTTCTTGCGCATATCAAGGTGGAGAGCGAAACCGTTGCGCAGGAAAGCACGCGTGCGCCGCCAAGCAAAATAAATGGCAGGGCGAGCATTGAAGAGGCTGCCGATGGCAAAAAATATGTCCGCGCCGACAGACAGGTCATTTTTGGAAATGACCCGCAGAGTTGGAGCGAACAGCTGGAAGACTATATTAACGGGAAAATCCGCCGTGGACAAGACGTTAAGCTTATCGGCGCGGATGGCGACGAATTGGTTCTGACTGCGACCTCGGCAGGGAAACTGAGCGACAACCACACCAGCGATGGGCGTACTATGAGCGAGGCGGCATTTGAGCGAAAAGTAAATGCAGCATCGCATATTGACGAGTTGGCGCAGGTTTCTGTCAAGGGGGACAGGAACGTTGTAGATCATAACAGTCGACATGGAGACATGGCAAGTAGCGGTTGGAATTATCGCACGGCGTTTTTCAAAGACTTTGACGGGAAATATTACAAGGTTACGATATCGACGGCGCAGAGCGCAGACGGTAAGATGATCTATAATATTGGGCAGATGCAAGAAAGAAGCATCCCCCAAATTAATGGCTCTTCCGCTGCGGACAGCGGCGCTCTGCGAGGGAATGCTTCTGTAGATAGTCTATCTCGTGGCGTACAAAATGTCAAGCTGAAGTTCAGCATGGAAACGCCGGTCGAAGAGACTGACAAACTGATCGCCGTCCACAACAAGGATGAGGCCAGCATCATGTCCGCGCTGAAGCTGGGCGGCCTGCCCATGCCCTCTATCGCCATTGTAAAAGCCAGGGACGGGCACACCAAGTACGGCCCCATCTCCCTTGTGTTCAGCAAGGACACCATCGACCCGCAGCTATTCCGCGCCAACAAGGTGTACGGTGGCGATGCCTGGACGCCGACAGCTCCGCGAGTAGATTACCCCGTGAACAGCAAAAAGGCATCCCAGGTGGAGCACGAGCTGCACCGGCTGGCCGGGGATGTCTCCGTGGCCGGGGGCATCTTCGGGAACAGCGCCGCCCTGCGCTCTATGGGCATCGACAACACCAGCACCAGGAGCACGGCAGAGCTGGCGGAGAAGCTGGCCTCCACGGACACGGTGCGGGCGGCCTATCTGGCAGACCAGGGCAAGGGTCTGGAGCCGGTGAAGATGGACAAGGTGTGGGACAAGTTCGGTAACGACACCCTGCAAAAGGTGGTTGACCGCCTGGGCGTGAACACGCTGGCTGAAATCGAGGCCAACCTGGAGACCGGTGAGAGCGTGAAGGACGCCCTGGGCGAGAATGCCGAGGTCATCCGCGACATTCTCCGGGACTACTACCGGGAACAGGGCGAACCCATGCTCCGCAGAATGGCCGTCAAGAGGCATTGGACCGACGCGGAGATCAACGAAAGACGGCAGAACCGCATCGACAATTCCATGGACGGCGTTTCCATCTTCACCCTGGAGGACATCGTTCACCACGCATGGGATATGTACCAGGACGGCGGCGCGACCAAGGGCGAAATTGACCGGATGGCTACCTCTGACGCGCTGCGCAGCTCCGTGGATGACCACGCCGTTGAGGAGTGGATTGCCGGGAAGCTGGACGGCCTGCTGGGCGAGGCGGGCATCTACAATGGCAAGGACCCCTACACCCCCTCCGGCAATCTCCGCAGCTTCTCGCAGCTCCACTATGCCTACACCCTGGAGAACATCGTCAAGGCGATGAAGGAGGGCCAGGAGGAGCGCGGCGGCAACACCTGGGGCGCAAGCGCCAAGACCCTGCAATCCGTGGCGACGCCGGAATACCGCAGCATCCAGGAGATCAAGGCGGACAGTGGGCGGCTGGGCATGGACGAGGGGACCGAGTATGAAGCAAAGCTCCAGGCCATTGATGACCAGATCGGCAGCATCATCACGAAGATCAAGCAGGGAAACAAGGCTCATTCCGACAATTCCTTCGTCGAGAGCGACATCATCGGCAGCATCCTGATGGAAACGTCCAAGGGCAAGAGGACGGTGGACGCTATCATGCGGGCCTTCTCCAAGGAGGGGTACAAAATCAGCAGCCAGACGGCCCAGGACATCCAGGCCGTCTACCAGGAGGCGGCGGAAATGCCCACCGGCTACTTTGAGGCCAAGCCCCAGCGCGCCGTTGGGTTTGACGAAGTTTTGGCAGCGGTGATCCCGGACAACAGCAGCGACCGTCTGAAAGCCGCATTGCAGGATGCCGGGGTCAACACGGTGGAGTATATCGCCGGAGATGAGGCGGACCGTTTGGAAAAAGTCAACAGCGTGGATGACGCAGCATTCTCCCGCGAGATCCCTGAGGCAAACTACGAAACGTTGAAAAAGAAGTACGGATATATCCCGGCGGGCGAGCGTGCATACCGCGAAGTGCAGGTACCGAAGAAGACGGCGGATGACAAATATGTCAGCCGCACAATCCGCACGGTGCTGGAAGCAAAGGCCACCCCGGACGCAATGGTGCCGACGCTGGAACGAATGGTGGCAAAAGGAGAGTTCTCCTACGACCGCTATACGGACAAGCAGGCCATTAGTGACGCAGAAAGCCGCATAAAAACCGAGGGTTGGCAAAAGACCCTGAACAAGTGGAAAAGTTCCACCAAAGAGGGGATCAGCAAGGAAAATACGGCGATTGGCTGGGCGCTCTACAACAATGCAGCGAACAGCGGTGATGTGGAGACAGCTATCGATGTGCTCGACACCATCGTAAAGCGCCAGAGAAATGCGGCACAGGCGTTGCAGGCAACGCGGCTGCTCAAGCAGCAGGACACCAGTACGCAGCTTTATGCGGCGCAGCGCAGCGTGGAGAACTTGACAGAAGATCTCAAAAAGCAGTACGGGGAAAAGGCCCCTGATCTGAAGATTGACCGCGACCTCGCTGAGAAGTTCCTGAACGCAAAGGACGACGATGCGCGCACCGAGGCGATGAAGGAAATCTATCGTGATATCGGCAGACAGATGCCGAGCCGCTTCATTGACAAATGGAACGCTTGGCGCTACTTTTCGATGCTTGGTAACCCACGTACGCATGTGCGCAACATCGTTGGCAACGTAGGATTTGTTCCTGCTGTCACGGTAAAGAACGTCATCGGCGCAGGCATTGAGAGCGCTGCGAACGCGGTGAGCGGCGGCAAAGTCGGACGCACGAAGGCAATCCTGACGACGAAGGACGCAGGGCTTATCAAGGCGGCATGGAGTGACTATGCCAACATTCGCGAGCAAGCTCTCGGCAGCGGCAAGTACAATGATAATGTCAATGTGCGACAGGAAATCGAGGAAGGGCGCACGATCTTCAAACCGAAACTGCTGGAAGCGATGCGCAAATTCAACAGCACGGCGCTGGATGCGGAAGACGCATGGTTCTCCAAGCCGCATTACGCGGCGGCGCTGGCGCAATTCTGCAAAGCAAATGGCATTACCGCGGAGCAGGTCGCTGGCGGGAAAGGCATTGAAGCGGCACGCGAATACGCGATCAGAGAGGCGCAGAAAGCGACCTATCGAGACACCAATGCGTTTTCACAGATGATCTCCGATCTCGGCAGATACCGTGGGGATAACAAGATGAAACGCCTCGGAAGCACCCTCGCCGAAGGAATCCTGCCGTTCCGCAAGACACCAGCCAACATTCTGGTGCGCGGCGTGGAATACAGCCCTATTGGTTTCCTCAAAAGCATAAGCTATGACCTTGTGCAAGTGCAAAAGGGTAATATGCAGGCGACCGAAATGATCGACCGGGCCGCCGCCGGTCTGACCGGCACGGGGCTGATGATGCTCGGCCTTTATATGGCGAAAGAGGGCATTCTTCGCGGCAGCGGCGGTGATGACGAGAAGAAGAAAAAGTTCGACGAGCTGCAAGGGCATCAGGAATATGCGCTGGAGATGCCAAATGGCACGAGTATTACGCTGGATTGGCTTGCGCCGGAAGCGCTTCCGTTCTTCGTCGGGGCAAACCTTTACGAGCAGATGCAGGCGAACAACGGATATCTCACTATGAGTGATATGCTTCAGGCCGCAAGCAATGTGACGGATCCGTTGCTTTCCATGAGCTGTCTGCAAAGCCTGAACGACGTTTTTGACGCGGTAGGATATGCGTCCTCCGGGGACACAAACGCACTAACCAGTGCGGTAGCAAGCGCGGCGACGAGCTATCTGACGCAGGGTATCCCGACGATCCTCGGGCAGGCGGAGCGCACGGGCGAAAGCACGCGCATGACGACCTATACGGATAAGAACAAATTCCTGACGCCGGATATGCAATATGCGCTCGGCAAGGCCAGCGCGCGTATTCCGGGCGTTGACTACGGGCAGATTCCCTTTATCGACGCATGGGGGCGCACGGAAAACTCCGGGAGCGCGGTAGCGCGAGCATTTAACAATTTTGCGAATCCCGCGTATACCTCGAAGGTAACCGGCAGCAAAATGGAAGACGAGCTGGGACGCCTATACGAAGCGACCGGCGAGAGCAAGGTCCTGCCGCAGCGTGCGTCGAAATCCTTTGTTGTGAACAAGGAAATTAAGCAGCTGACCGGCGATGAGTACGTCAAGTACGCCACAAAGCGTGGGCAGACTTCCTATAAGATCGTCAGCGAGCTTACGGGGCTTGCAAGCTACAAGGCTATGAGCGACGACGACAAGGCGGATGCCGTTGCGAAAGCCTACGAATATGCCAACGTCGTCGGGAAAATGAGTGTGAGCAATTACCAAACGGACGGATGGGTGGCAAAGGCCATAGATACCGTCAAAAAAACGGGCGTTTCAGAAGCCCAGTATATTGCGCTCTATCTGGCGAAAGGCGGGATCAAAAGCCTGAAGGACAAAAACGGTGACACCATCAGCAACAGTGAAGGCTTGCAGATCATGGAGCTTGTTTATCAGCAGAAGGGGCTTTCCGATAAACAGCGTGCAGCCCTCTTTGAGGACTTCGGCGTCGGAAAGAGCATTCGCCATTGGAACCGCGCGAGGGTGGACGAGCAGCTTGCAATCATGAGGAGGAAAGCGGCGTAAAGAAAAAGAACCTGTCGGATCACCGGCAGGTTCTTTTGCCCCGTGGTGAATTTGCGGAGGCGGCATGATAGGCTCAATGGAGAACACCATAAAAATAAGGGGGCGTGAAAAATGGATAATGCAAAGCACTACGATGACGCAGAGATCGCGCTGATTGAAAGCAGGTGCAAGAGCAATACGCATCGAATCAATGAGTTGCAGGAGCACCAGACGGCGCTTGACAGGCTGGCAACGTCGGTCGAAGTGCTGGCGACCAAGCAGGAGACCGTTGAGGGCGACGTCAAGGAGATCAAAGAGGACGTGAAAGCCATCACGGGCAAGGCGGGGAAACGTTGGGACAGTCTGGTCGACAAGGCCCTCGCGGTGCTGGCGGGTGCGTTTATCGCGTGGCTGCTGTCGGGTGTAGCCTTATGAAGAAGCTGAGAAAGCGGGACAAGTACGTCATAGCGGCAGTGCTCAATCTCTGCTGGTACTGCATTGCGGTGCTCGTATTGACCGCGCATGACAAGGTAGTGCCGGATAGCCTGACCGTCGCGTGGTTCGCCGCGTGGACGGCAGAACTCGGCCTGCTGGCTGGAATCAAAATCAAGGGAAAGGACGAATAACATGAACGAATTACTGAACAAGAGAATCGCAAACCTTCTTAGCGTGAAGAGCCTTGTGACGATTGCGCTGACGGCGACCTTCTGCGTGCTGACAGTACAGTCGAAGGTGACGCAGGAATTCAACACCGTGTACCTCATGGTCATCGCGTTCTACTTCGGCACACAGAATGCGGCGGGCAGTGCGAAGGGAGAGTGAGCGGTGTGAATATCCGCAAATATCCGGCCAACGCCGGGAACGTCGGCGGCAAGCGCACGGCGAGCGGTATCCGCTACATCGTCATCCACTACACCGGCAACGACGGCGACACGGCGATGAACAACGCCAAATACTACGCTTCGAACGTCGTGAAGACCAGCGCGCACTACTTCATCGACGAGAAGGAGATCGTACAAAGCGTGGATGACCTGCGCGTTGCGTGGGCGGTCGGCGGGAAGAAGTACCCGTCTTGCCCGCAGACGGGCGGCGGGACGCTGCACGGCCGCTGCCTGAACGCAAACAGCATCAGCATTGAGCTGTGCGATGAGAAGAAGAACGGCGTATACGCGCCGGGCGCGAAGACCGTCGCGCAGGCACTTGAGCTGACGAAAGCTCTGATGAAAAAGTACAACATCCCCGCGAGCAACGTCATCCGCCACTTTGACGTGACGGGTAAGCTGTGTCCCGCGTACTGGTCCGGCAGGGAGAACGCGGGCAAGTGGGAAAAGGAGTTCAAGAGCAGGCTTGTGGAGCCGGACTACCGCGAAGTGCTCAAGAAGCGCGCGGGGCTGCTCGATCCGACGCTCGACTACCTCGCGGCGTACAAGTACGGCAGTGACCTGATCCGCAAGCTCGCGACAATGAAATAATTGTGTCCGAATCGGGCACGGAAAGGAAAACGGGCGGGAGGCCTGCAATGTCTCCCCTCGCGTGAGCGCTCTGCAAGCCCCGGTGCACAGCATGGACAAGCAGCACCGAGCGATCCGCGCACAGTTATCCTCTATGGCCCCCAAGCGAGCCGTGGCGTATATCTTATCGTTTGAGCTGCCGCCCGATGAGGCGTACTGCCTTATTGAATGCGATGTGCGCGGGAAGAGCCGCGTCGAAGTCGCGGAGACGCTGCACGTCTCACCGGAGTACGTGAAGACGCGGCGGCGCCGGGCGTACAGCAAAATCGCGGACGGCATCAAAAACACATAAAGAAGAGACCCTACAAAGACCTTTTTCAGGCTCTTTGCGGGGCCTCTTTTTCGTTATCATTGAGACAACAAAAGGAGGTGCGCGCATGGACCAGTTTGCAATCGCCGGATACAGCGGCGGAAACTGCATGATGTGTGTTATCGACAACGGTGATATTTTCCAGACCGACTATTTCGGCAACCGCCAGCAGCTCATCGGCAAGACCTCTTCGGCATACGCCGAGCTGGAAGCCACCACGCAGGAGTATTACGACAAGCTTGTTGAGCTGGGCGTCATCACTCCGCCCAAGACGCAGGAGGAGCTAATGGGCGAAATGCAGTCGGCTATGAGCGACATGGCTGCGGTCATCAAAAATCTGACCGATCAGGTAAAGGAGCTGAAGGAAAATGGACCTCAAGCAACTCTTAGCGGCAGCGGCGAGAATGTTTCCCAGCGCCGACCTGCAAGGCGCGGCGGAGAAAGCGGAGCAGGCGATCAGCGGGACGGTTGACACGCTGGAGGGCGTGCAGAGCACGGCGCGCAGGCTCGGCATTGATCCTGGTATCGCCGACAGCCTATATTCGCGCTACGGGCGCACAATGCAGGCGAAGGCCCTGTGCGGGCTTCTCGGCACGACCCCAGAGGCTTTGCGCTCTGACGCCAATAAAATACTCGGCGGCACACAAAACGGCTCACAGGCCCCGCAAAAGGGCAAAGCGGGGCACTCAACCAAATTCCCCCGGCTGAAATAGCTGTTGGAATAATTTTTGAGGAAAGGAGAATGCACCATGAACAACGATCAGAGCACCGGCATGAGCTGGCTCGCGGTACTGTTTATCATCATCGTCATCGCGGCGCTGTTTGGCGGCTTTGGCAACGGCTTTGGATTTGGACGCGGCAATATGCCGTATCCCGTCAATGACACCGGCTGCAACCGCGTGAGCAACTGCGAGGTCGAAAAGCAGGGGATCATCGACACGTCCCGCACGCAGTATCTCATCGAGCAGCAGAGCAACGACACGCGCATGGCAATCAACGCCAGCACTGAGGCGATCACCAGTCAGGCCAGCCGCATCTACGAGCAGCGCCTGCAGGAGACCATCTTCGACCTCAAGATGGAGAACCAGAACCTCAAGAACGGCATCTTCACCAAGGAGCAGACAGACGCCCTGGCGGCGAAGATCTCCGATTGCTGCTGCGGTTTCAACCGCCGTCTGGATGCGATCGAGGGCCGCATGCTGACCAAGCCCGCACTGTACGGCGTGGCTTCGACCTGCGCAGGCCAGATCATCCCCGCGTCTTGCGGCTGCAACGGCAACGTCAACCTTTAAGACCATATTCCCCGCTCGGGGGACATGGCAGGCCCCTATGGCCGGGTAACAGGCGGGGCTATAGCCCCGCCATTTTTATGGAAGGAGAATAAAAAATGTCTTGTAAATCCGCTCTTTACGCTGCCATGCAGACGCCCACCGCAGTCGCGGCCGACGGCGTCATCCCTCTTGGCAGCCTTATCCGCCGCTACGGCTGTGACGTGGCGCTCAACGGCAACGCTGTCAACATCACCGGTGCCGGTTACTACGATGCCGACGCCTCGGTCACCGTCACGCCTGCCGCTGCCGGAACCGTCACCGTTACACTCTACAAGGACGGCGTCGCCGTCCCCGGCGCGACCGCCTCGGCGACTGCTGCCGCCAACGGCACGGTCGATCTCAGCATTCCGGCGCTTGTGCGTCAGGTCTGCTGCGCGGAAGGGTCCGCTCTGACGCTGGTACTCGCCGGTGCCGCTGCTACGGTCAATAATGTGGCGCTGCGCGTGCAGCGGATCTGAGAGGTGCGCGATGGTGCAGCTCTTGATCGGGATGCTGCTTGGCGCGATGGTGGCCACGCCCACAGGGCGCAGCATCGGCAATCAGATCGGCGACGCGGCACTGGCAGAGATCAAAAAAGCAATGCCGAAGCCGACCGCAGAAAGCGAGGAAGAAAATGAAACTCATTGAAAAACTGTCGGCGATGGTCGACGAGGAAATCGATGACGCGACCAAGTACGCAAAATGCGCCCTCGAGTACAAGGACGAATGTCCCGCTCTTGCGAAGACGTTTTACGAGCTTTCCGGAGAAGAGATGCATCACATGACGATGCTCCACGCCGAGGTCGCTGGCGTCATCCAGAAGTACCGGCAGGAGCACGGCGAGCCGCCCGAGGGCATGAAGTGCCTCTATGACTATCTGCACAGGAAGCAGATCGAGAGAGCTTCCGAGGTTCGGACGATGCAAGGGATGTTTCGCGAGGGATGAGCGATCCTAAAAAATGATGCACTATTAGCCAAAAGGCCTCTGCCCGAAATGGGTAGAGGCCTTTTATGCGAGGGTAACTGCGGGGGTAACAGGATAGAAATATTGGGCATAATCGAGAATTTGCCAGAATAGTCTAAATATGAAAAAACCTCGGAACCGCAATGGTTTCGAGGTTTTTCTTGGTCCGAGTGGCGAGACTTGAACTCACGGCCTCTTGACCCCCAGTCA